GGTTGGTGTCGTAAAAGTTTTGCAGCATATAAAAATCCTTCTGAGAACCCTACCTCATATAATCTTTCTTCTTGGTCCGTTAAAAGGTAAAATGCTTTCTTAACTTTGTATACAAATGTGTTTTGGTCTAGGTGTTTTATATGTTTATTATAGTGTATGCTTGTATTTATGGTCATAGATCCCCTACAGTTTATATTCGTTTTTTTTCAACCCTAAGTTAATAACTATTCTGCTGTCATTAACTGTTCTTGCGTCTTTTCTATTTTCCAAAACAATCTATAAGAATCTTTTTGATACTTATTTGCTTTGTGCTTTGCTTCCAGATACTTCTTGTGTTTCTTCTCTTGAAGATCTTTTAGCTTCTGCAGACGCATTTTGATGTTTTCCATCTTGCTCCTTTATCACTTTTGTAAAATCAATTTTTAAGTTACTGATTTTAATTTCTACAAATTCACCCTCGGTGCTAGGGTTTGCAGCTTTCTTCACGTCATCAAAGCGTTCTTCTAGTGTAAAACTAGCTTCACCATGCTTTAATCTTATAAATTTTGTCATACTTATTTACTTTTTTCAACTTCTTTTTTAATCAAAAAATCTATATACTGTCTAGCTTTTTTTAAATCTTCGATACCATTTTTTCTTTTATATCTAGAAATATACTTAATTACATTACCTTCACAAAAATCAAATTCATTTTTAATTATAAAATCTATTGGTTCAATCTTGTTTGCTATGTAGTGTGCTGGTTCTTTTATGTTGTCTGTCATGTTAAATCCTTTTTTAAGCAAGGTGGGGAAAACGATTAGAAAGGGAAAAAAACCCCACCCTGCCTTATACCTTTTGAGCTAAATTAAAAGGTATATTCGTTATTAACACCTTCACTTGGTTTTGCAAAGGCATTTTTATTTGCTCCTGCTCCACTTGGTGTTAAAATAATTGTCAGCTCTCCCTCTTTGGGATTTCCATCTTGATCTTTAGATATAAAAGCTGCTTGATTATACCACTTACCATCAATGTTGACTCCAATAGTCCAGTTCTTATCTGGATGTTTCATATTTTTTGGACCAACATAAACTGGAAGTTTATCTGCCGGTGACTTCCAATCTTTATTTTTGGCTAGGTTGATATATATTTTATCGGATTGATTATCCATGTTTACTCCTTAGTTATATCAATCTTATGATTGATTATTGTTTAGTGTTGCTTCATGCTTACTACTTACATCTCTGATCTGTTCGTAGGCTTTGAAGTTATTTTTCTTTAGATGATTAACAACTGATCTTACTTGATTCTTAACTGTAGTAAATTGCTTTTCAGTTTTACTTTGTAAGATTAGGTTAATGATCTCTTCTACATCCACTTCATCATCCATGTATGTAGGTTCTACAGATGGCTCTGAAGAATTTTGTTCAAATGGTTTGGCGTTATAACCATCTTCTAAATCCATTCCTGTCTTTAGATTAAGTGCATTTAAGAACGCATACTTTTTACTATACGACATGGCTTGACCCGTTCCGTATTTATCAAGACCACCCATTGCAGTACAACCATCAATCACAACAAAACTTGCTGGATCATCAATGTCAGTTATTCTCATGGTGCAAGTTACAATTACAAATTTATCTGTAACATCTGTTATGTAATTACAAGTTGGATATAAACCATTTTTTAATAAAGCATCCATTGCAACTCTTTGCACATCATCATGAAGTAAAGGATTAAAAGGCATACCTTTAACCTTACTTGCTTTCTTTACACTACTTGCATGATTACAAGCACTATGTAATTTCTTGTGTATGTTTGTCATATTTTTATTTCCCATTCTATATACGTTGTTTTCACTACTCATATTTTACTCCCCATAGTTTAGTTATTAATTGTTTTTGTTCATCTGCTAAATCTTTATAGTAAAAGAAATGATTAAGGTCTGGTGGCTCCATCATTAAAGCTAACTTCTCTATACTACCTTCACAAAACATAATCATCTTCTCCCACAACATAATCTTATCGATCATTTTATTATAAAGATGTTGCAAGTGATCTGCCTTCATTAACTCATGACTTTGATCAAAGATAATATAATCTTTATCATTAACATATACCAAGTGAGGTATCTTCTTTGTTGTCATGTAGTAGAACGAAGTCTGAGTTAAATTCTCAATCGTAGGCTCTGAAGGTAAATCTTGAGTGATCATGTTCCACTCCTCTTTACCTTTAACCTTTCTTAAATTAGGTGGCTTAGTTTTTAATTCTATAAATTTTGTTTTAGTTTCATAATCTATTCTGCCAATCACCGGCTTGATCATATCAAACTCTTTTAGCTCTACATATCTTTCGCAAACTAATTTATCTTTACCTATAATTTCTTGCACAACTTTTTTTGTAATTGGAATACAATCTTCCGCAAATCTAACCATAGCTTCTCTGCCAAACTTATCCTTTGCGTCAACCGGTGGATTTTTATTGATTGCTTCTTGCTCAGCTTTAAAACAAACATTATAATTTTTATCCCACTCTGTTTCTTTAATTGTTTTTGATTTATAAATTACATCTGCAATCATTCTCTGGACCACATTGTTTACTAGGTTGCCAAAGTTTGCTTTGTATCTAAATGGAAACTTCCTTCTAACTTCTTGAGGAAAAGTATAACCTAATAAATTTTTTGCAAAGGGTGTTGATGTAGATGAATAAGACCAATGATCTAATCCTTCACCACCATTAAATATTGAGAACGCTTTTTCTATTTTTTGTTTTTCCATTTATACCTTTCCGTTTTTATACTGTAATTACACCCGTTATTGTCTATTGTCAATAGCTATAAAAGATATATAAAAGACACTAAAATGACTAAGAAAAAACTACCATATAAAAAGGTGCGTGTTATCTGGCAGGATATTTGCTCATCTTCCCAATGGTATGACGATTTATCAGACGTTGATAAGTTTAGTTATTCTTGGTGCGAGGACATTGGTTATCTTTATTATAAAGATTCTAAAGTTCTAAAAATTTTTACTTCTTATTCTTATGATGAGGATAAGTTATCTATTGGAAACATAACTGCTTATCCAAGATCTGTAGTTAAAAAAATATTATATGAAAAATGACATACTCTGGAATATTTAAAGAAACTGAATGTGTAGAAGATTTAAAACGAGCTAAGAGATATATTGAAAAACAAGCTAGTATAATTTTTGCACTTGAGAGAGAGATAGAAGAAAAAAATAATGAGATAATAATAATAAGAGGTAAACTGAAAGAGGAAAAATGAAATGTTTTTTTTGCGACACCGAAGTTAGATGGAATTGTGATTATGATTCAGAAGATGTTAATCCAGATTCAAAATATACCATAACAAGTATGTATGAGTGCGACAATTGTAAGGCTTGGTATGAAGTGTCTACTGATAAAAAAGAAAAAAAATAATGGATAACACTCACAACAAAGTTGCTCATGGCTAGATACACCTACGCATTTAGCAATGGGGATTATAACGATTGGCATAGAAAATACGAGGGTATTGCTATGATTGATGTAGATAGTGTTGAGTGTTGTCAGTATTGTTATGAGCCTTTAGCTATTATTGAAACGTGTTATGATAAGGACCAGAAATATAAGGCTACAACCCTCTCAAAGATCATTGCTGAACGCCTAAACATACCCTGCTTTTTAGTATTCTATAAGGAAGTGAGTAAAGGTAGTCTAACTTTTAGAATCAAGCGTATACGGAGCTCTCAGACAGAGTTTCATTACATGAATGAGGATCAATGGGTAGACATCTTGCGAAACCTCCATATAAACCATAGTAAAAACTGTAAGAAAGGAAAAAAATGAATACATCTAGGGGATTTTTACATATTACCTATAAATTATATCATCACTTAAATATTATTGACGGAGAAAAAAAATCACATTGTTTAAATGTATTTTTATCTGTTATGAAATATGCTTGGAAAAAAAATGGCTACAAAGCTGATCTAAGGCATGAAACAATCCATAAAGACACCGGACTTTGCCGAACCACAATTAAATCTTGTTTGGAAACTTTAAATAAACTGAATGTTGTTAAATCTATTAGAGGTCGATCTGGTAAAACCTATATTGTTAATGAAGTATTTTTAAAAGCTGAAAAACTTTACGAGCCAACCCAGATAGCCGTTAAACCTACACAAGATAGCCGTTTTACGGCTACATTAGAAGAAGCATTATACATTAATAATATATCTAAAATAGTTAAAGGTTTTGCAGGGGATAGGGAGAAGATATTAGATGAATTATCCAAACTCCCTATTAACGAATTAAAAGAAGATAAAACTAATCCATACTATTCTAAATTAGCTATTGAGAGGAAGGAAGAACATAACAGATCGTATGTATCTCCGGATAAAATTGTAAGAGCGTTGTCCAAGTTAAAAAATGAGAGGAAACAAAACAATCCTTTTTACAAAGCTAAAAAAGAATACAATATAAGAAACAATTTGAATTGGAAGGGAGAACCAAAAAGCTAATGCCGGGTAGACCAATGCGTAAGGTATTTTGTCAAGGCTTTACCCGTGCTGGGTTAAGAAAAGGCTTAAAGATACCTTGTAAAATGAAGGGTTATCTACTTGCAAACAATGTTTATAAATGTAAATATCATGGCTATCAAAATGTTAAGGGATTTAAAAAAGAAAATTACACACATGAAACTAGGATTAAGCAATTATCCAAACTAATACAATTTAAAAACTATACAGATGATCAACTCAAAGAATATTACTACCAAAAAATCAAACCTGGAATTGATAACAACAAACCAAGCCGATATAATTTGCGACAAACTAGCAAATGGAAAAACCCTTACCGAAATTCTAGAGGATCAAAAGGCATATCCGTTCAGCTTGATGAAGTTTTATGCGTACTTAAAAAAAAATCCAGAATTAGAGATAAGAATAACAGAAGCTAGAAAGTATGGTGTTCAAACTCTTATTGATAAACTACTGCAAGTCTTTCAGTATCAAGAAATTGAAGATCCTAACGCCATACTTTGGATAAGAGAAAAAACTAAATTTATAACTTTTCTTGCTAATAAATTAACTGATCTTTATTCTGATAACAAAGTACAAAATGTTAAGACGGACCAATCTATAAAAATTTCTTGGGAAGATAATCAAGATGACTTGATTGATGTAACTGCTGAAGATATTCCAACAGCTACACCAGATAAAGATTAGTCTCTTTCTTTTGGATCTTCAAAGCTAACAGTAACAACACAATCTTTCCCTTCATGTTGGTGCCATGCGTCATCTAAGTCAGAAAGTAATTGTAAAAACTTTTTACCTTCTATACCATGATATGAATATGAAGAATAAGTATTATCACAATAATTAGTTATTTCTGCTTTCTTATTTTGTTTTCCATTGTTCCATTTTCTGCTGTATGAAACAATCTCGTATCTATCTATGTACATATTTTCCCTTTCTGTTTATTGTTATATTTTTTTATTCAACATCTATATTTTTTTCCTCAATATCTAACACAACTTTTAAAACTTTTGCTAAATCTCTTTTAGAAAATCCCTCAATCATATCGTTTATATATTCTTTCATATTCCCATTATCCAATGCACCATGTTTTATATAATCTTTAATACCTTTTACATTATCCATTGCTGATTGATTTATTTTTCTATCTATTGCGTTTATATCATTGTCGTTCATGTTACTCCTTTGTTATTGTTATTATTATATTTTTTTTGCCACATATTGAAAAACTGGATCATGATTTACTGATCCATGTTTCAATCTTTTTTGAAATAATACTACTGAATTATTTTCTGCACACCTCATAAAAAGGTTTGCAATATCTCTTGTAATATTACTGTGAAACCTATCTCTTGCAAGATAACCTTCATGATACGTTATTGATTCGTTAGATTCTGCTGTTTGTAGCCATGCTTCGTATTTGCTTAACATTTTTATTCTCCATTTGTTTATTGTTATAATCTCTAACAATCATTCTGATTGCTAAACCATTCTCATCTTTAAGAGTATTGAATAATATTTTTGTCAATTCTCTTTTGCTTAGTTGTTTATTGTTCACAGTTGCAATCTTCATCATCTGGGTAACTATCTTCACAACCCTCACAATATGACCAACCATCTGGAATATCATCTTTTAACCAATAAACTATGCCACCTTGCAAAACATATTCATCTTTGTTGGCTAATTCTTTCTTTGTATAGGTTGATAAATAACCCCAATTACTATGACCAAATCTTTCTCTACAGTAATCATCTCTTCTTTCTGAATCATCTTGCATATTATTTTCCTTTCTATAGTTTATATTTATATTCTTTTATTAACTTGTCTGCTTTATCCATGTAAAGATATTTAAAACCATTGTCACTTGCTCTATCTGTCGCACCACAAAAAAGGTTTAATTTTTTTGCTAATTTTTTTATAGTTTCCATTTTATCTTTTTTTTCTTTTTGTTTTTGCTCGTACCTTTTAGCTTTGTTTTTAGTTCTAACTAAATCTAATGCGTCAAAATCTATAGCCATTATTCCTCGCTTTCTATTTTTTCTGATCCCTTAACTTCAATGATATAATAATCATCTGGGTTTGGTTTAGGTTTGTCTATTGTGTATTGCTCTTTTTCATTTGCATTATTAAACAAGCCATAAGTAATTGCATTGTCTAAATCTTTTTTTCTTACATAAATAAAACCTTGATTATGGTTTTTTATTGGTTTGTTATTGTGCATTGTTTCCCCTTTGTTTTACGTTATTATTACTATCATCATCACAAATAAAAGTATTACATAGCAATAAAAATTTATACTTGTCATTTAGTCGCACTTTCTTTTTGTTATTTTTATTTTTAAAAATTCATAAGCTATCGCAATAAACCCATAAATTAAAATTACTTTGATTATTATATCCATGTTATTTCTCGCTTTCTTTCCATTTTTTAAAATTAATAAAATCATCTGACAGTCTGTCTATATGTTCATATATTTCTGAACCCTCATAATATTGAAAAGGTTCCCAAGCATTATTTTGACAATAATCATTTACTTTTTTTTCTGACCATTTATCAAAATTTTTTGGAAATTCTTTACATAAAAAATGACTACTTGCTATCATTAGACTTTCTTTTTCTGTTGGTGTCATTTATTCCTCGCTTTCTATTTTATGTTTTTGTGCTTGTTTATCTGTTTTAAAATAATTGCAATCATCACATTTTTGAATTTCATTATCCCAATTTTCATTGTTAGAAATAATAAAATATTTATCATGACAAGTTTCACACTTCATTTATTCCTCGCTTTCTGTTTTTGTTGTTGTTTATATTCTCTTAATGTTTTAGCGTTGCTATAAGGTAACAAATCAATTTGATAAAAATAAGGGTTTAAATCGTCACACCTCCAACCCTTTTTCTTGCTCATCTTATTAATAAACTTAATAAAATCATCTTTCCAATTATTATTTTTCATTAATTAACCTTTTTATTTTTATTAATGTTTTTTTTTGTCGCTCTAATATTTGAGCCGTTTGAATATCAACCACATTTTTTTCAACTTTCTCTAAATTTAAAGATCTCAAAAAATGGTCAATATGCATATCACCTAATTTAATATTAACACCCTTAGACTTTGAAAATCTGTAAGTTGTTTCAAGTGTCTCTATTGTGTCGCTTGCCGGCTCTCTCTTATCTATTGCACTTTGTATTTTTACACATTGCATTAATGTTGTCATGTTTTTTACCTTTCTTTTTTATTGTTTATTTAAGATCAACTACAAACCCGGAATTGTCTCTACCTAATTTTCCGGTCTTTTTATCTATAGTTAATTTTTCTTTTAAGCCTACTACTACGTTTTTATCATCTAAAAATCTTAAGTCGTGATCATCACCAGACACAACCTTAAAACCTTTATATGTTTTTGGTAGTTCTTTTCTAAATACAACCGCAACATTGCCACCGGCTTTTAAAACTTGTGTTGCTTGAAAGTCATTAATTTCATTACGACTAAAAGTTAAATGATAATTTTTTGGCATATCACCTTTAAGATATTTTAACATACGTTTGAAATGCTTTGAATAATCATAGAATTGAGTTTTAGGAAACAACTCAAATATTTTATGATTTTCCCACATAATATCGCTAGTTGTGTTTAATCTTACAACCGGCTTTAATCCATGTTTATTGCAATTGATTTCATGGTTTCTAATTTCTCTTGTGATCATACTTAAAAATTTGGCTCTATCTTTAAAATATAACTGTGTTCTATTAACTCGACCTAATGTTTTTTGAGGCATAAAAACCGGATTGCCGGCTTCATGTAAACAAGCTTCTTTACAACCTTGTGAAGCACTAGCACAAGTGTTGAAACCGGATATACTAGCCGGTGCAAGATTAAGGCGTTTAATCCAATATTTTTTCAAGCTTTCAATTTTTAAATTCTTGTCTGTTTTTGGATTGCCATTGGTAAACATTAACTTTGTTAAGTCTTTATAATTAGGCTTTGTTTTTTTTAGTGTCATATTTTCCCTTTCGTTTTTATTTATAATACTATCATCATATTTTTATATTGGTCAAATTGTCGCATATTAGATTGACCATAAATGCAAGATATAAAGCATTAATGAAGTCAAAAAAGTTGTAGTAAATACAAAGAATAATATTTTATATATCATTACTTAACCTTTTAAATATTGGATCATTCATATAATTTAAAGCAACATGATTTGTTTTATAATTAAATATTTCATAACCCTTTAATCTTAATTGTGTATGAAGTTTGTTAGCGTCACAATCTTCCTCTAAATAATAACAAGCGTTGTTT